TACACTCCATCATTCTAACTAATTTATACGGTTGGTCTGTCCAAGTGCCAGAGTTTGGATAATGACCTTTATTCCAGTATCTAAATACTTGAAAGTAGTCACCAATCTCTTGAGCATCTATCACTGGACAACGTGTAGCGTGTCCCTTGATACCGTGTGCCATAACTATTGTTGAAGCATCAAGACTACAACCACGTACATCTTTATCGTGATTTGAGCAGTTGTTGCAATCATATCTTAATTCACTTTGTATGATTGCCCCAATTACTTTTTTTCTTCGTCATCTCCAAAGCCATTTAGACTAAGAGCCACGTTGCCTAATTCCTCAACAATACCGAGCCTTGCCAGTTTGTCCATAGTGGTGTCCGAAAGCCTACCTCTCTCAACTTTAATTGGGAAAGGCAGGTTATCAGCCTTTTTAAGCGAGTAACGAAGTGAATCAGCAGTTAAGCCAAATAGATTAGTTTTAATCTCTTGACCAGCTTCACCTAAATCAAATGATATGTGCTTATCTTTAATTTCAGCAAACTTCATAAAGGTAATAGTACCCAAATGAAATGTAGTTGGTTCTTCACCAGCCTTAAAACTTAGATGTTTAAGGTCGTGAGAATCAATATATGCCGAAACGTCAGAATTAGCTAAATCAATCGCTGGATCATCTGTTGAAACAACTTCTAATGTTTCACTTCTATCAATCGCTTTAAACGCCATTACGAAACAGTACCTTTAGCTAATGCCCCAGAACCCTGACCGCTAAAACTAAAGCCAATAACACCTTCTGATGATGCTTCAATACCGACTTCACCAAGTGTGATTGAACCAGTATAGTTATCATCACCAGTAGTATCGCCCTCTGGTCTAATTTCAATCGAATAGACTGAATCACCAGAAATAACCTCTGTTACTATTGCTGATTGGTAAGTATCGTCTGGGTCAAACATACCTGAACCCTCAACTGACCAATTCTTATTAGTCGCTGTGGTGTCAATCCATTCATCACCAAATGCGTTATGTTGCTCTGAGTTCTGAGTGATTGATAAGGTAAAACTGGTTAATTCACCAATTAAGTTACCCGAACTATCACGTAAAGAACCGTTATATCCTTTAATCGTTGCCATTATTTAACTCCTGTTTTAATGGTTGTAAATGTAATCAAATATCCACGCTCTTGTCTATCAACTTCAATAGTTAAATCATCGACTGTTTCACCCCTTGTATCTTCAAATATTGATTCCATTAAAGATAGTCGGTAATGTTTGGTGTCTAAGAATAACTCAAACTCCTCAGTCAAATCATAAGCACGTTTGTCGAAAGGGGATTCATCTTCATTTTTAGTAAATGTTTTAGAACCCTCTCTGAACTCACGATTGTTAAGCGTTTCTTTTGTTGTAAATTTAAAGCCCCTGCCTTTTAACAGACTAATCATTTCATCAATACCACTTGGTTAGATTGCTTTTCTTCACTCTCGTCAATAGTGCCATCTTCATCAGTATCATAGTCAGCCTTTATAGTGGTCAATTCACTTTCGTAATTTTCCTTAAAGACTAAATAAGATTCGTGATAAATATCATCTGAATCAGCATCTTGTCGTTTAGCCATACAAATCAATTCAAGTGCTTTAGTAAGGTGTAATTCCTTAACTTGAGCAGTTGTTATAAATAATGTAACGTCTAAGCCACGATTACGCATCTCATTAGCGATGATGTCATAAGCACGATCAATGTAAGTTTGATAATCAATCAAAACAATACCAAACCCAGTTGAACTGTCTACCGCATTGGATAGAGTCGCAAAGCCGAGTGTGGCTGTTGAGCTTGATGTATATGAAGTAATCACAGCATCAGTACCAGCATTATCACCATTGACAAAGCCAATAGTAGCACCAATCAATTCTTTATCATCAAGCGAGGTTAATCGCTTACAAGTTAAAGTTGTAGTTGAGCCACCATCTGCCTTTTCATAGTAATCAGCTAATATTGGTAGTGCCGCAATAATGTCCGCATTTTTAAGCACCCACGCCATTGGTTATACCTCGTTAAAACACGCCAACTCTTTCATAGAGTCGTAATGTGCTTTTTTAGATAAAGTAACAGTATCACCCTTTTTATAAGTATAGATACCACCATCAATGCCGTGTGAACCGTCAGCAAGTGCTTTCAATTGAAGTTTAGCAGAAGTCTTTTTAGCATCTGCTTTTTTACTTACTGCTTTACTCACATTAAACTCCAGTTAGTACGCGAAGTGCGTTCTGATCGATAACGCCATACTTCAAAATTCCATGCCAACCTACGTTAATTTTTCTATTTAAATTATCATTACCCTCAGCAATAACAAGCATTGGATTCATAGCAACAGCCTTACCAAGTGCGTTCATACCGAAACAAACAGCAGTACCAGCCGTAACATTAGAATCTTCAACAATAGTAAAACCCTCTAAAGCACCAACGATGCCAGAAGTCGCTTGACCAATATCTGTGTTTTGAGCAATAGTAATGTAATCACCTTTAATATCAGATACTTGAGCTGGATTAACAAATGCTACAAAACGACCATCTGGGAACTTAGCGATACCAGCGTTAGCCAAAGCAGTATATGCTTCACGTAAATCAAGGTTATCTAAAGTACCAGCAGTATCAGCAGCGATAGTGTTAGTACCAGCTTCTAATACAGTTAAGCCTAAAGTATCAGTTGTTTCACCTAAGTTTACACCAACTAATTCAGCAGATGCAAGATCAGCTTTACCAGCAGTAGCAATGTTAGCTAATGAAGTTGAAGTGATTACCGCACCATATTCAGCCATAGTTAAAGTAACTTTGGTGTCAGTCATTGTTGTTGATGTTGCTTCAGTACCGTCAGTTAGTGGCGTAGTTGCCGCCGACATACGTGAGAATACAGTGAAAGCAATTGATGAAGCCATATCGTCTTGACGAATAGTAGCGTAAGCATCAACTTTGTTGTAAGAGTTACCAGATACGATAACCGCTTGATTCATTAAATCTACTACCGAATCCGATAGTAGTGATTTAGTATTTACAGCCATTTTATTTCTCCTAAGAAATTATAATTCATTCTGGAGTGCGTATAGTTCAGCCATAGTTTTAGCGGATTTAACTCGTTCACCAACATCTAATGATGCTCGGTTTGAAGTCGCATCTACTCTCTTTGGTTGTACATCGCCACCAGAAAATAAGTAAGGTTTATCACCTTTTAATTGTTCAATAAATGTTGATTGGTCAAAGTCATCAGTAGCACTTGCTTGTGCTAATAGATGTTTGAAGTAATCAGCATCTTTGATACCNTTTTCAGTAACAACTTTCTGGACTGCCATATCAGCAACCATATTCTTGTTATTACTTTCCAAGCCNTCAATCGTACTATTCAATGTTTGAATCAACTCTGCCGCCTTNTCCAAATCGGATTTATTGGCTTCATCGTTTTCTCTTTTAGCATTGATTAACTCTCGTGCTTGTTCGATTGAATCTACACCTAATTGTTCTGCCAGTTCAGTCTTTGCTCGGTTCGCACCTTTGCTAAAGCCTTTGTCTATTAGTTTATCAAGTTTAGATTGTGATAATACCACCTCATTTTCAGTCTTAGGAGTTTCGACCTCTACCGTTTTATCCACGTCTGGCATAACATTTACCTCTTATATATAAAAAGTCGCTTTAATAATAACATACTATTTTAACCCTTTGGCAATAAAAGTGCCAATACGTTTGTACATATAGTTTTCTTGCTTATCATCTAACGCAAAGAACTTACGTCCTAATGCCTCGTGATTGTAATAAGCCTTATCGTTTTCTTTACCCTTAAAGTAAATCTTAGCACCGTTACGATACTTCTCAACACGCATACCGTGAAGCATATGACCGTTAAAGGTTAGATTGACTTTGCCAGACCTTCCTTTTGATTTACGATAAGCCTTATAATCTTCATTATATGTGGGTTTAAATGCTCGTTTATTAGCATCTCTACCTTGTTGTGTTCGTTTCTGAATACCAATAACAAAAGAAGTAGCAACTGATACCACTTCTTCATCAGTAGCACTTAATGTCTTGAGTAGCCTTTTAAAGTCAGGCATCTTGGTTACATCTATACCCACCTTCTTTAGCCTCCTCTGGTTTCATCTTATAGAATCTATGACGGCAATTATAAGCACGTCTTGAATCTCGCTCTAGTTCGTTCTTTTTAGCATCATCATAGCATTTGTTATCTCGCAATAGATGTGAGCAGTATTCGCGTGTCTTGTCGTCCTTAACGCCAACATATACCCAAACACCCTCACCAACTCCCTTACCCATTAAATCAATCAACTCTTGTTGAAAGTCACCAATGGCTGTTAATGCGTAAGTCTTTGAATACTTAGCTAAATCAGAATCATCAAGTGTTTGTTCTAATCCAGCTACCATATCAACTAATGAAGCATCTGATATAGCGTATTTATATAACTCACGTTTGACGCTTAAACCAACTTCATCAGCTAAGGCAGCGAATTGAGCACGTTTCATATTCTTAATGATTTGAATCTTAGCAGCATCTTCAGCAGTAAACAAAGCATCAAAACCATTAGTCTTAAATGCTTCTTGTGTGCCACCGAACATCTCATTAAAACGATCATCAATCAATGAATTAACCATCTTATAATAACCAGCATCACGCAAAGCATTACGCCAAGCGAATTCATAGCTTAGTATGTTATCAGTTGATAATCCAGCAAGTTGTGCTGTGGCTATTCGTCTAACTCTTTTAAATACCGCATCAGCTTCTTTATCAAACCCCTTGATGAATCCATCTATACGGTCTTGCTCTTTATTGTATATCGTATCAAGTGTTGGCATTTAGACCTAAAGCAGCCATTGTTTCATTTAAAGAGCCACCAGTCTTAACCTTATTAAGCATTTCATTACGAGCATTGATATTATCATCAACATCAACACGAGCATCTTCTTCTGTTAAGTCTGGATTGTTACGCATCAATACTTTATGTGGNGAAGTNAANCCTAAATCAATTGCTTTAATATCAATATCTAATTGGTCTGATTGTGATGCTGGGTAGTTTGGCTCAACGAAATCAACTGTCATTTCACCAGCGATTGTTTGTCCGTAATATTCGGACACTTG